ATGAAGATATCTCTTGTAGTTCCTGTCTTCAATGAAGAAGAAGCGATACCAATTTTTTATAAAACGGTACGTGAATTCGAAGAATTGAAGCCATATGAAGTGGAAATCGTTTTCATAAATGACGGCAGCAAAGACGCTACGGAGTCAATTATTAATGCTCTGGCTGTTTCAGATCCTCTAGTTGTTCCGCTGTCATTTACACGAAACTTTGGTAAAGAACCAGCATTGTTTGCAGGGTTAGACCATGCAACAGGCGATGCCGTTATTCCTATTGATGTTGACTTGCAAGACCCGATTGAGGTTATTCCTCATCTGATTGAAAAGTGGCAAGCAGGTGCCGATATGGTACTTGCTAAACGATCTGACCGCTCAACCGATGGGCGCCTGAAGCGAAAAACGGCTGAGTGGTTCTATAAGCTCCACAATAAAATAAGCAATCCGCAGATAGAGGAAAATGTTGGAGATTTCAGGCTGATGTCTCGCGAGGTAGTGGAGAACATTAAGCTTATGCCAGAACGAAACCTGTTCATGAAGGGGGTTTTGAGTTGGGTGGGTGGTCGCACTGATATCGTTGATTATGCCCGCGCAGAGCGTGTTGCTGGCAGTACAAAATTCAACGGTTGGAAGTTATGGAACCTGGCGCTTGAGGGGATAACGAGCTTTTCAACCTTTCCTCTCCGCATGTGGACCTATATAGGTTTGTTAGTTGCTGGCGTCGCTTTTTTGTATGGTTCATGGATGATTATTGACACTATTGCGTTTGGGAATGCAGTTAGAGGTTACCCCTCACTTCTGGTTTCGATTCTTTTCCTTGGTGGAATACAGCTTATTGGGATCGGCGTACTTGGAGAGTACATAGGAAGAATTTACGTAGAGGTTAAGCAGAGACCGCGCTATATACTTAAGTCTAAGGCTGGAAATTAAAATGACTATTGATAGAAACTCTAGAATATTATTCTTCTTCGCGCTATTCGCCTTTTGCTTCATCATCATGGTGATGAGAAGGCCCGACCTAATTTCTAACCCGCAATTCTGGGCGGAAGACGGAAAGATATGGTACGCTCAAGCACACAACCTTGGGTGGTTCAACTCTATAATTTTACCGCAAAATGGTTACTATCAAACAATATCAAAGCTCACTGCGGCCATTTCTCTAAATTTCTCATTGGCGTCAGCACCATTGGTAATGAATATAATAGCAATTTCTATTCGGTGTACGCTGGTGCTATTTTTAATGTCAAACCGTGTAAGTTGCCTCTCATTTTTAAACAGGGCAATTATAAGTGCATTTATTCTTTTCATGCCGCATCTTGAAGAAGTTCATGCGAACATAACAAATACACATTGGTATCTTTCAACTTATCTTTTTTTCATACTGATATCAGACCGTGCTGAAAGCAATCTATGGAAAGGCCATGATATTCTTGTGATGGTAATATCTGGATTGAGCGGGCCCTTTATTGTATTCCTTGCGCCTATTCTTGCTCTTCGAATGTTATCAGAATCTAACGGCGTGGGATTTGTTGATAAAGCAACCAACGCAATTAAAAAGATATCATTATTTGAAGTGATTTTTGGCATCATATGCCTGATACAACTTTGTACGATACTTATTTCTCAGTCAGGTGATAGAAGTGCCGCCCCGTTGGGAGCAAGCATTCCAATGCTCGCAAACATTCTATCTTCAAGGGTTTTTATTGGTTTCCTTACTAGCGAAAAGCAATCGTTACACCTATGGGACCAGCAAAACTTGAATTATTTAATTTCAGTCGCCGGATGCTTAGTATTAATTTTCCTTTTAATAAAAGGGAACTGGAAAGAAAAATCAGCTGTAATCTTCCCCTTCCTTATGTTATTTGCCGCATTAGCAAAACCAATGATCCATCTTGAGTTACCTCAATGGCCAAGAATTCAGTTTGGGTCTGGGCAAAGATATTTTGTTATTACAAGTATATTCTGGGTAACGTGTATTCTATTTTCTGTGCAACATTTAAGTAATCACTTAAGAATTACGTGCACCTTCTTACTTGCTTTATTCATAGCAATCAGTGGATATCAGAACTTCAATATCCATAAACTTCCTGATAACAGATGGGATAAAGAGGTGGTCAAGTACAATGACACACCAAGTGGGAAGAGAGTTATTCTGGATATAAACCCTAAGGGATGGAAGATTGATTTAATCAAGTAAAAGCCCCTCCTGAGGTGGTGGCATTTTCAGAATGCCCCACCCTATATGAACTGACCCCATAAAATTGGACAGTGATTTGCTAGGCTGTCATATTCCGTTTTTTTACTCTCGCAAGTCAATCTGCTGTTCATATATTTGTATTACAATTAACTTTACCAGATAATATCAGGCGTGGTGCTGGCATCTGTTGCCGTCACCGCGTCAATGTAATCCAGCACAGCGTTAAGGCGGGTTGTTTCTGCCTGCGTCAGCTTCCGTCCGGCCTGTAATTTCAACTGAATCAGACTGATGGAAGCCATTGCAGCATCAATCAGTGACTGCCGATGTATTTCTGCCGCTTCTACTGCGGCACCGTGTTGTGCCTCAGTATCTGTTACCCATTTCTCACCATCCCATTTATCGTATGGCGTTAACGGGGCGATAGTGGTTGTCTTATCAGGGTAATCACCAAGTTCTGTGATTTCTTTCGATTCGCCCGTTTCGGTGTTATAGATAATTTCACCTCGATGGTCAGGCACATATTCCCATGATTTCAAATCGTCAGCACGGCAAATAGCATAACCTGTTTTATTTTTTCCTGGAGCATCTAAACAGGAATGTGCGGGTATACCGACACCTATGGCAAGATATTCAATTGATGTAGAAATATATTCTCGCGTCTCACCATCATAATTATAAACGGTAATATCTCCGGCTTTTACGGCGATCAACGCATCATTTAATACAGCCCTGTCCATTATGCAGCCCTCACGATATAGTTAAATGCTATGTTGCGTGGTCTAACTTCATCCGCGACCTTCATCCCTTCGACTTTACTGGAGTCAAAAGTAAGGTCCCGAATAAGTCCTATTTCAGGAGTCCCTGTTGACCATTTTGATGAATTTGATGATGTGTTAATTTTAATAGCTCCAGTTCCCTGACCATTTACTAATATGGCGACACCAGAAAGAGAACCGTGAATATTCATCTGAGCCCAGTCTTGCCATGTTACCAGTCCGCGCCCCGTATCAACTCCTCGCCCGTCATCCCAGCCACGAATAAACTCACCACGTAAATCTGGCAATTCATTTGTCGGATAAACTTTTGCCAGTTCCGGATACTCTTCGGCAGAAAAAGGCGCACCATTGCATTTCAGCCAGCCTGTTGGCGGAGTGGCTGAAGGCCACGGAACAGGTACACCAACGGGTAACGCTGAGCCTTCTCCCAAACCAAGGTTTTCGAGAGCCGTTTTCACCGTGCCGTCCGATTTGATATCGCCAAACGGATTCTTGCGGCTTAACAGCAGCGCACGAAGCGCGGTAAGCAGCTGGTCATGCCGCCCCTTCTCCAGGCTGGCACCGGATGCCTCCACCACGCTGCAAAGCTCCTCCTGCAACATGTCAAAGTAGTCATCATCCAGATCGGTGGCAGGCGTGCCGGTCTGGGGGTTACCACGGGTAAAACCGTTCTTACCCGCGCCGAACTTATCCTTCTGCGCGGTTTTCGTGTCTATACGATGCATGGATTACTCCGGATATTTAAAAATTACGTAGGTATGCGACGGGCAGAGTTTGTTAAGCACACACTCGACAACGGTGTCGCCCCAGATACGCAGTGCGGAATCACAGGGATCACCACATGTCATCCAGGTGGTGTTGGTGGCGGCTGGCATGTTGATCTGCCAGTAATACCGCCATTCAGGCGCGTTCACAGCGTCAGTACAGGCCGATGAGCAGGTGAACGTGCTTTTGTCGTATCGCGTGATGGTGGCATCCGGTCTGCCCAGGGCAGCAAGCTGTGCAAGGTAAAAATCCTCATTGATGCCGCCCGCCAGATTAACCTTCGCATCCAGCCGTTGCTGACGCTGGCGAAGGGTCTGCGTTCCCGCCGGAATACATTCATCCGGCAGGCCGCACAGACGCTCCCAGCGGTTTATCAGTTCAGTGGTGGTGCGCGGATCCAGCTCCCGCATCAGGGCATCCGCACGCTGATGAACGCGGGTTAATGACGGTGCCGCACCGGCAATCGCCGGATCGCTGGCTGACCACGCCGGACCGGGGGGCAACAGTGCCGACAACAGACGGATGTAATCATCGTTTGTCACGTCCATGAAATCGTCCCCAGTACCGCCAGTTCATTTTTTGCAATGGAGATATTGTCTGCCGGTGCAAGCAACTGATGGCTGTATTCCCCGTTCGCACCGGAAATCGCTTCACTGATACGCGACACCTTCAGTTCTCCCTGCGGATAACCATCACGCAGCAGGAACGAACGCAACTCGGCGGTGATGGCAGCCCGTATTTCTGGTGTATCCGGCGTCACACGGATATGAAAATCCACCGTATGCGCCACCGGCCTGAACACATACAAATCAGAGCCTGCCACCGGGGCCAGTGGCTCGATATGCAGCCTTGCCGCCGTTTCCGTTGATTCTTCCGGAATGGGATTAATCAGGTCGCTGCTGGCAATCATCACACCGACAGTCCCCGTTCCCATCCAGTGTCGGTATGTCCATGCGCGGGTAATGCCGGGAACTTCTTTAGCCCAGACGACATAGTCCCCGTCAGCCCCGCCCTGAGGCGTCCAGTAATACCGCTCAATGACGCGGGCGCGCCACGTTTCCAGCTCTTCAGTATCAAATCCACCTGTCAGTGTATCTGCCACGCCGGAAGACGGCAGACCATTCACCGGCGTGACCAGGATTAATGACGTACCGTCGTCAGCGTTACCGACCGCGCCTGCACTTGAGCAGGCGATCGGCACGCGCAGGACACCACCGGAGCTGGTTGCATCGGCAGTTGCCGTGTACTGCACCAGGTCATCGCGCTGAATAACACTCCCGGCGGTCACCTTCAGGCCATCGCTGACACCTTCCCAGCGCATATACCCGCTGGCAGCCGTGGCCCCCTTGCGCGGACACCGTTTCATCGCAGCATGTCGCGCCAGCCAGGACTCATCGCACAGGTCAGGCAGCATATTCATTGCCAGATAATCGATGTACCCGTAAACCGTATGCAGCGCCGCCGCATACACCTTTGCCCGCACGTCTTCATCCATGCGCCGGAGCGTGTCGCTGACGTCCAGCCTGGCGAATAAATCGTTACGGAGCATACTGATATTTTCTGCCAGCGTCGGGCGCTGAAATTCACTGTCCGCCATGCGTTATCGCACTCCACAGATCATCAAAAGAAATCATTACCGGTCCGTCACGACGCCAGAGAGTGATACTGTTACCCAGCTCATTAATCCCGGTGCGGCGGATATCCAGATCAATACGGGACACCACGCCGTCATCAATCATCCATTGCAGGCATTCGCGGATATACCCCCTTACCGTCTGCACCAGCTGATTGGTCAGTTTGCTGCGCTGAAGCAGCCACAGTCGGGAGCCGTAACGGTCATTCTGTACCGCAGGCCAGGTATCCCCCCACCATCCCATCGGGACGTCGGCGTTGTCATCAGGCTCCGCCCGCCGCCAGGTGAACAGGGAAATCACCACGGCGCGGGTCAGCGGATCCAGCGGTGCGCTGGCGCAGGTGCGTTTACCGTTCACCGTCAGCCACAGTTCCATCATGCCTCCATCGCTTTATCAGGTTTGTCGGTGTTACTTCCCTGACCGTTCTCTCTGTGACGATGCCCGTTATAGGCAAGCCGCATCGCTGACATGGTGGTGCCGCCGGAGTCGCACAGGTCTTTCACCTGTCCTGTCACTTCCAGGTCCATTTCAAAACGTGCCTTAGGCGCATTGCGAAACGTGATCGTTTTACCTGCACCGTCCACCACGATCCCCTCCCGGGTCAGCGTCACGGACTGCCCCTGATCGTCATAGACAGCCACCTCCCCCGTTTGCAGCCCTTTCAGGCGGTAGCGACGGTCCGACACCGTAACAACCACCGCATGAGAACGGTCGCCATCCGGAAACAACACCACCGCTTCCGCACCGCTGTTTGCCCTTGCGGTAAAACCGTAGGGTTCAAGATGTTCAACCCCGGCTTTGGGTTCACCGGCAATCAGGGACACATCCACGGTCTGACATTTCGTGGCGGCACTGATGCTTTTCACCACGGCCCGCCCAATCAGGCCGAGGAGTTGTCGCTGCATGGCTTCAATCGTCCTCATCAGAACGGGTCCTCCTGTACTCTGGCTTTTTTCTTTTTCCGCGCGCCGGGGGCTTCGGGTTCAGGCAGATAAGCATCAGGTGGGCCGACACGGATTTCCGTCAGGGTGCCGTTCTGGTCCTGAGTAAACGTGACTTCCGAAACAAGCAGTTCGGTATTGTCGAAACCACAGACCGGATCAAAGACAATCACCCGCTGGTTGGGCTGCCACAGCGTACCGTTACCCTGTCGCCAGCCCTGCACCACATAGGTGGTTTCATCCGTCCGCGCCGCCCGTTGTCGGGCTTCAAAGTCAGCACGCGCAATACAACCTGCCCCCGTGGCCTGCCCTGTCTGCCTGATATACATCGGACGGTAACGGGCAATAAATGCGTCCTCTGTGCGGGCCCGCAGCGCGGTGGTGGTGGCCTCACCGAAATCATCGTCGTTTCCGGCACGCTGCCCCGCCACCTGGTAAACAGAAAACCGCTCCCGGATACTCTTCTCCGTATCACAGGAAAGGATGTTTTCCCCAAGTACCAGCGCGGTATGTGCCCGCGTTGAGCCAATACCGCCAATCACCAGCCTGCCGTGCGGGTCGTCGTAAGCCAGCGCCTGCTGCTGACCGAGTATTTTGTTGATTACCTCAATCACCGTTTCACCGTGATCAGGCTGAACATCAGGAATAACACCCGACGGCGCACCGCTGTTCACCACCTCAATGCCGAAAGGCGCAGCAAGCGCCTGCGCAATCTGCACCAGCGAGCGTCCGTTAAACTGTGTCGGTTCGGCTGCACAGTCAATCAGGTCAGCCGTCAGACTACGTCCGGCAATACCGGTGCTGACCGAACGGGCATCGTAACGAACGGGAGTCGCCTCCACCCAGCCGGTGATCACCAGCTCATCACCAATCAGCACTTCCACTTTTGAACCGTTTTTAATGCGCGGCTGAAGCGTGGTGATACCCTCATCTCCCGGCCACTGGCGAGTGATCTCCACACTGAAATCCCGCGCCAGCCGTTCAATACCGGCACCGATGCGCACCGATGTCCAGCCATTCCACTCCCGGCCATTTACCCGTAGCGTGACATTGTCGTTCATTGCACTGGCACCTTCAGAGGGATCACCGGCACAAAGCCGGGATGCGTAATGGCATTACGCCGGATAATGTCCGCGTCACGCGCCGCGTTATCAAACCAGGTCGCCGCCAGCACCAGCGCGGGTAAAACCTCATCCGGCGTGCGCTGAATGATCCGTGCAGACTGTTCAAGGCGCGTGTTGATATCCGCATTCAGATCTGCTTTCACCCGGCGCAGCGCCAGAAACAGCGCATCACTGGTTGTACGGGACAACTCCTTATCAATTGCCGTATTCAGTGTGTCGCGAATGTCAGTCAGTTCTTCCCACGTCGGCAGGTCAACTGTGTTTTTCACCGCCGGTGCATTGTTCAGTGCCGGATGCGTGACGGAAGGCCAGCCGGTGCTCTGCGCGGGTGTTGTTGCCTGCCCCACTGCGGAATTCTGCATCACCGCGGAAGTTGTTGGCGCAGGCAATCGGGTGACGGCATACGCCGCTTCGCTGATTGCGGTCGTACGAAGGGTGCTGGCAACCACGTTACGCTGCTGCGTCGCCGTGGCGGTGGTTTTGCTGTCCGTTTTCCAGACGCCGCGCGGTTGCAGATCGCTGCCGAGGCTGACACCGGAAAGCGTTTTGATCATGGTGACCAGGTCGCTGGCGTTACCATAAAGGCGTTTCCCGGTACGCCACATTTTCTGCACCTGCTCAACGAAATTTTTGCCTGACGATGGCGGCGGCAGAAGTACCGAGATATCCCCCTGCAACAGCCTGGCGGCATCCGATACGGCAGAATCCACCACTTTCATCGCATCAGAAACATACCCCAGCATTATGCTGGCATTACCGATAACGTCGTTCTGCACGAAATCCGCCACGCCATCGATACTGAAACTACTGAAACTGTCACTGATGCAGTCATCCAGTGCAGAACAGGATGACATCAGCGTCTGCGCCGTCGCCGCACCTGATGTGGGGTAAGAGAGTTCTCCCGCTTCGACAAACTTCAGGTCAAAGCGGACAATACGCCCTTCACCCTTCGATGTGCTGACCCGAACCTCTCCGTCAACACAGACTTTCAGCTCACCGTAAGTCGGATGGACAAGCGTGCCGGGACCGGGTTTATTCAGCGCGTCAATCAGGCGATCGCGCTGGTCAAAGCAGTCATCTCCCACCACATAAGCCGTGATGGACGGGCGGAAAGTGATTTTCCCCAGGTCTTCGGTATAGGGTTTGTCGCGGTTCGGGTATTCGTGCGTTTCCACACGACGACCGGTTCCCGTACTTTCTTCTTCAACCTTAAACGGCACACCGCGAAATGACGCGTCCTGAAGTCTGTCTTTCCACGTCATATAAACTCCGTACATAAAAAATCCCACCGGAGTGGGACTCATTAACAGATTAATTTTTCATTACCTGCCAAAGCGCGTATAGCCAACATCATGGCTGACATCAAAACCGCTGGATCGCGTTTCCATAACCCGCATACCCGGAGGCGAATTCACAAAAGAGACCTTGATCTCACCATCAACTTTTGGCGCAGAAGCTTTGTTGATCATGAAGGGATTCGGGCCTGTGGCACCGGAGGCGTTGTTTGCCTGAGCCGGATCCACCGCCGGATAAGGTGTGTATCCCCGCGCCGGTATTCCCGTCCCATAAGCATCATAAGCACCCGCGCCCCACTGCGCCGAGTTAATGGCATCGACCGTGTCACCGGAACTGTCGGTAAACCATTCAATAATCGGCTTCAGCTTGTCCCACATATCCTGAAACCACTTAACAACCGGTCCCCAGTTATTGATCACCATCCCCAGCGGCGACCAGGCAAAAACCTTCTTCAGAAGCTCCCAGCCTGCCTCAAAATAAGGACCAATAGTTTCCCAGAGCTTCTTGAAATAAGGTCCGACAACATCCCAGTTAGTGATAATTAATCCCGCAGCCAGAGCAATCGCCGTCGCAATCATGCCAATCGGCGTCATCGACATGATCCTGCTGACAATACTGATGGCACCGCCCACGCCCATCAATCCCAGTTTCAGAATCGCAAGACCGGCAGCAAGCCCGACGACGCCGCGAATAACCCGGGGATTTTCATCCGCAAACTTCGTGAATTTCTCCCCCAACTCCCCCAGCCACTGCGTGATGTTCTTAGCGTCACCAGAAAATGCGCCGCCAATAGCCGCAAGGCCGTTAGTTGCGGTCCCCGTCATTGCCTCCCACAGGTTGGACAGCGTACCAAGCTGGGCCTGAACACGTTTATTCAGGCTGGCCTGTTTATTCATCTTCTGCTGGATCTGATCGTAGCCATCCTTTCCTTTATCGATCAGCGCATTGACCACCTGAAGGGTTTCGGCATCATCACCAAATATTGCCTTAAGTACACCGGTTCGCTTAACGTCGGTCAGTTTTCGCAGCTTTGCCAGTTGCCTGAACATGTTATCAAGACCGCCAAAACTCCCTTTGCCATCAGTAAAATCGAGCTGTACCCCGAGTTTCTGGCGGGCCATGATTTTATTGACGTCCCTGATTTTCTTAACGCTTAATCCGGACTGGATAACTTTTCGCAGGGCATTACCTGCCGACTCCCCGTTCATCCCCATCTGATCCATCATGACACTGATGGGGGCAAGACTCTGTGCAGCCTGAAGACCGTCCTTGTTCACCATCTTCAGAACAGAGCTGGTTTTAGTGAAGAATGACAACATGTTGGTGTCGTCAACGCCCAGATAAAACGCCTTCTGAATTGTGTCGAACAGCCCCATCATGTCTTCTGAGGCCGTTCCGGTAGCATCCTGCATCTTTGCAGCAAACTCAGCAGCCGCTTCCGGTGTTTTTTTCAGTTGTACCGCAAGATAAGCTGTCGCTTTACCCACACCACCAAGAATGTTTTCTGCCGGGATCCCCTGACGCACCAGCATCTGCATCATGTTCTGGAAATCAGCCGTTGTACCGGGTAGCTGGTTACCCAAGCCAATAGCCAGTTTATTGATGTCCTGAAAGCTCTTTCCAACCTCGCCGTTCGCATCCATCATGGCGACTTTCAGCCCGGTGGCGGCGTTTTCCTGATCGGCATAAGATTTCAGGGAAAGCGTCAGACCCGCTGCCAGTCCGCCACCAAGCGCCAGCCCACCCTGTGACGCTTCTTCCGCCTGGCGTTTAAATCCCCGGATTTTCTTTTGCATTTTCGACAGCGCGGGAGAAAGCCTGTCGACACCGGTGATCAACGCCTTAAGCTCAAATTCAGCCATGTGTGCGTTTCTCCTGCTCTATCCTGTTTGCCTGACTGACCAGCAAGGGAATTTCACTGATCGGCATATTCAGCAATTCGAAGGGATTAATGCGCCAGTAGCTGGCGCAGTCAAAGAAGCGATCAGTGAGGTATTCAGCCGTCAGGCCTGGAGGAAAAAACCAGCCACAAGCCACGCCGCTGCATTCAGGTCTGCCGGAGACATCTGGTCGACAGAGCTTTGCGGCACTTTCGCCAGCCGCACAATGTATTTCGACACCACATGCGCCAGAAGTCTGACGGACTCATCCTGATTCATCTGGTAGGGATACCCCAGCTCGCGGACATCCTTCCCGGTGGGTTCATCAAACTCCAGTACGGAGAGTGTCTCGCCATGAGCGATAATCGGTTTCTTTAACTCAAGCTCTTTCATTACTGGTAATCCCCTTCTTCACCGTGGAACTCAAGATCAACCGTGCCTTCTTCGGCATTATGGTTCGCTTCGCCGTGCAGCCAGGCGGACGACAATACATAGACCTGACCGTTCGCCAGCTCGGCAGTGATGGTCATCTCATCAGACGAGGTGATTTTGCTCACCGGAAAATTCTTCGGCACCTTGAAGGTCCCTTTGACATAAGGCGCACGGTGAGTTTCCTTGCGGTCCACTGAACCGTCCAGGCCGATGATGTCATCGTTAACCGTCCTGTTCATGGGCACCTCAATGCCGCCGGTCAGCGATAGCTGCTGACCGTCAATTTTGAAATAACAGGTTCCCCCGATACGGGCCATTATGCAGACTCCTCTGAATACTGAAGACGGAACTGGTTAACCACGGCAAAGACACGCAACTGGTTAACATAGTCAGGCGGGAACAGCGTGTTCAGGCGGTTCGGATCGCTGGCATCACGCTCCACAACCAGGTACTGCTTGAACAGTTCGTAGTTTTCCACGATCCCCGCACGCTCAAGCTGACGGTAGGTTGCTAGCAGTTCCCCTTTGATCACCGCCGGGGTGACAATCGCCTGACCGGGACCAAAGCGGGTACCGTCGCTGGCAAGCTTGTGACGCCCGTACTTACTGGTAATGACGGATTTCAGTTTGCGCAGTACATACGCACTGGTATGCAGCGTCTCGCTGTCGAGATAGCTGTTATCCGCAACCCCGTAAGCGTTTTTCCTGTACGTGGTGACATCACGCTGAATGCGCAGTACCCCGCTTTCGACATACGCCGTTGCCACGCCATGAGACAGCAGGGTCTGTTGTTCGGTCATCGTGAACCGTTTCCCCTTCGGCGCAGGCAGCATACCCACCAGCTCACCGGTCTGCGTGGGACGTGCCGGATCGTTGCGGATAAACACCGCTGCGCGGGCGGTACGGCTTGCCGCCAGCTCATCGGCAGGCGTCTGGGTGTCTTTTTCGTACCCCGCCAGGGTAATGTGCTGCTGGTTAAACTGGTCACCTGCGGTCACCAGTTCTGACAGCGTGCCGATCTTTGCCGTATACACATGGCCATACAGCTGACGCGCATAGCTCCAGCGACCGCTGGTATCGTTCATCTCGGTCACCAGCGTGTTAAGGGAGGCCGTGTCGTTGAACGGCAGACCGATATAATCAAACGGCTCATCCGCCATTGCAGCCACCGCGCCGGTGAGAACCGGAGCGCCCGTTCCGGCGGTCCCCGTCGCCACGGCAATCTGTACGCCTGCTGGCAGCACTTCGCCCCCACCGAAGCCGTAGTAATTGAGGCTGACAGGAATTTCATTCCCGCAAAGCCCCTTATGACGCGCGGTCAGCGTGACCACGCCTGCCGAAGATGAGGCCGTAAACGGCAGGGCCGGAACGGCATTGATGGCATCCTGGATACTGCTGGCAATCGTCGCGACGTTATCGCCGTTGGTCACCGGTGCCTGCACGCGGGTACGTCCCACATAAACATTCACCGTGCCGGTTTCGGTTGCCGCCCCGGTCACCGTCAGCGTAACTGTTGCCGCCGCGCCCGTGGATTCAGGAACGGCAATCACATACAACTCGCCAAACGGGTCGGTCTGGCGATAAGCCTCAACCATACGCGCCAGCTGACTTCCCGCACCACAAATCTGGCGTGCATAGTCTGCCGACGGCATCAGCACCAGACTGTTGGCAACAATCTCTGCACCGTTACTGGCATGACCAATCAGCAGCGATGCTCCGCTGTCCTGTGCAGTATTCGCCGCCTGGTTATCCATTTCCGCATAAAACAGCGGAACCAGCGTATTCGACGGAATGGTGTTAAAGCTTATCGTCATCGGTGTTCACCTTTTTATTCACGCGCCGGATATCACCCGCTGCTTCACGGCGCAGCCAGTAGTTGTTCTCGTCAACATTTCGCCCTTCGGCGGGCAAAAGGTCGCCGCGGGCAGGGTCAGGCACTGACCGCCCTTTAACAGGTTTCACAAACATGATGATCCTCAGGAAGGAAGGGTTATTTCGGTGTGATGTTCGATATCGCCGTCAGGCCCGTTACCGGGATCGAGATAATCAACATCAATCGCCAGCGTTCGCAGTTCATCCAGACTGTTCAGGTCATCCTGCTGGCGGGTATCGTCTTCGGTCAGCTCGCTGATGACCGAAAAATCGAACTGATAAATCAGCTCATGACGATTCAGATCCAGCAGCGTGCCGCCGTCATAGGTAATCGGGTTACCGCACACCTCCGGGTTCCAGCCCAGCAGGGCCTTAAAGAGCATCTGCCGGACATCGTCCACCACATCATACGAAGCAAACTGACCGCGCTCATCACGCCCGTTACTCAGTATGACAACCACGGAGAAGCCCTCTTTCAGCTCCTGCCAGTAGTCGGTCTGGCTTTTGTTTTCTCCCGGAGAGTCATCACCCGGTACCACATATGCCGCCGGGAGCTTCAGCTTTCCGACCTCCGGCAGATTTTTGAACTGGGCCGCGCCTGCCACCCGGTTTTCAAAATACGGACAGCGGGCACGCAGCGCAGCAATAACAGGCGTCAGTTTCATCTGTGTCGTCGCTCCGGCTTCAGTGATTTACGCAATTCCCGCGCCAGAAAATAGCGTGTCCAGCTGCGGTTCTTTTCAAGAGTTTCCACCATGAAGTTATTACGTGGAGCCAGTCGCCAGCCGCTGCCACCGGATGCACCACGATGATGACTACGACGACGTTTTGCTCCTCCCCGGACACCAAAAAACAGAAACGCCGGATAGAAGTCACCAGAGATCATCCGGTTCCCCTTCCCGTTGCGCTGGTTAGGGGCAATGCGTGTCATAAAACCGGCTCGCTTTTTACTGGCTCCCGGCACCATATAACCAATCGAACGAGCCAGGCGTCCGGTCTGATAACCGGGGTTTTCACCCGGTGCCGACCGCGCACGGCGCATCACCAGCCGACGGGCATCACGCATATGACGCTGCCCAATCGTGACAAACGCCCGCCGGACACGGGCGCGGTTAAAGCGCATCTCGGCGGGCTGCTGAACATCAACGTGAAAAAAGGGAGTCGCCATTGCTGCCTCCGTGACTCTGCCTACATTCGCCCAGCTCCGTACACTCCAGCAGCAGAAAGCGCCGCGCCCCGTTCAGATCACGCTGACGTTTCACCCGGTACACACTGTCATCACAGACCACCTCATAATCAGCAGTGATCCCCCGGCGGTAACGAATGGTGATGTAATGGGTGATGGCGTCCCCGGTCTGCGCGGTTTCCTGCCAGGTGGTGGCACTGGTCTGGATAACCTTCGCCCATGTCCGGAACGTAACCGGGTATTGAGGCTCCACGCCAAAGTTATCCGCGGGCATATCCACCCGCTGGCGGATCAGGACGCGTTTATTCAGTTCACCGGGGTCCGGCAGAATGTAGGTTGCGCTGGTCTGCGCCTGACGAATTTTCATTGCGGAAAGTACCTGTACGGGCCGACAAGCCAGCCAAAACTCTGCGGCATGTCGAGTTTCTCCACTTCCGTAACCGACGAGCGGTTTTCGTAAAAATGGCTGATAAGCATCAGCATCCCCAGACGAATATCATCCGGCAGGTGCAGCCCGTCCGGATCGCTGTCCGGAATGGTTTCATCCGGTGCATAGAGCTTCCGGTTCAGATACGTTTCCGTCCGCTTTTGTGCCGCACAGGCCAGCAGTTGCAGATGGCGGTCATCAGCATCGAAATCCTCATCCAGCCGGAGTTGGGCTTTAATCTCTTCCATTGTCAGAAGCATACTCAGCCCTCTTTACTGGTCGTGGCTTTTTTCTCTTTTGCCGCTTTACTGCTTTTTGCACTGGTTCCGCGCTCTGCTAACCCGGCCTGAAGTGCAATCTCCTGCACCCGGGCAGGAAGCGCCCCGTCGTCATACTCACCGGCCCGAATGACCTCAACACGCATACCGTCCGGTGACCATTTCAGATCTTGTTTCAGGATCATGATTCTTCACCCGTCAGAACAGGGGGCGCGGTTCCGCGCCCCTGAGTGATTACGCCGCTGCAATCTTCAGCAGTTTGATGGCCTGCGAATCGACCAGCATCCCGCCGGTGCGCTTGGTGGTATAAAAACCGACAAACGGTTTATTGGTGTACGGGTCACGCAGAATGCGGGTGCCGATACGGTCAACGATGGTGTAACCCCGTTTGAAGTTACCAAATGCAATGGCTTTCGCATCAGCGGCGATATCCGGCATCTGTTCGTTTTCAGCGATACCGTAACCCGCCAGAGAGGACGGCTGCCCCAGTTCCAGCCCCGGACGCCACAGATAGTTACCCTCGGTGTCTTTCAGCAGACGGATGGCAAACAGGCTGTTGTTGTTCATCATGAACTTCGCGCCGGTGCGGTGTGCCTTACGCAGCGTGTAAATCAGTTTGATAATGGCGTCTGCGGTCACCGCAGTCGCGTCGCCGGATACAATATGCTGAAGTTTGCCGAACGCCCGGACCTTATCGGTTTCATCCGTGGATTCATACGCCAGGAACCCTTTCGGCTTCTTGGTACCATCGCCGGTGGTAAAGGCAATTTCTTCCTGTTCGGCAAATTCGGTTGCCAGCTCGCTGTTGATCCATGCTTCCACGTTGAAAAAGGCATCATCCAGCATTTTCTGGGTGGCCTGCGGGTTACCGTAGATTTCCCCCATGAAAGGTTCAATCAGGCCCAGTTTTGAGGTGGCAGTCTGGGAGCGCGCGTCAGTCTCGCCAACCCATCCGGAAGCCGTGCCGCCCAGATTCACCAGTTTTTTGTAGTCGGAACCACCAACGGTGATCACCGTGGCTTCCTGGCGCATCACCACTTCATCTTTCAGCAGGGTCAGAATGTTGCGATCCAGCGCTTCCGGCACGGCATAGCCGCCGTCTTCATCGGTGCCCACCTGTAATGCCTTGCGCTCCAGATCGCGCAGACCATCTTCACGGCCTTTACGCAGGAAGCCCACAAACGCTTCTTTATGCTCGGTGGCCAGTTTATTTTGCGCGCCACCTGCCGGACGTTTCAGCTCAAGCAGCTCTTTTTCAAGATCGCTTTTGAGATTTTCCAGCTCGCTGAGTTTCCCGTTCAGGGTTTCCACCTGCCCGGCAAGCTTGCCTTTTTCCTGCTCAATCGCATCCACGCGCTTGTCGTTCTTTGCTTTGAAGTCGTCAAACTTCTGCTGCAGCTCCTGCGCGACCTGTTCGACATCTTTAATATCTACCGCCATCGTATTTCTCCTGATTAGAAGTTCAGATTTTTCAGTGCATTCAGTGCAGAGCCCACATCCTCAGCGTCGCGCAGGGACAGTGCGCCATAGCCCCCGGCCATGAATGCTTTGGCCTGGGTACGGGAGAGTCCGACATCACGCAGGACTCTTTCGATTTTTTTCTGTTCGGGGATTTCCCCGCGGGCCAGTGCGTTCTTGACGTCGCTGATCCGCGCCTCGTCGTTAGACGGGAACGTCACCAGGCTGACTTCCCAGAGGTCGATTTCTTTCAGCAGAAAGGCTTCTTTGCTCCGGTCGTATTCCCAGTCTTTCAGGACGTACCCAATAGAAAGGCCGGTTAACGAACCGGCCTTCATGTGTGCATGTGCGCGTTTTGCGAGGGGATCATCATCAATAAGCAACCGTCCCCTGACGTAAAGCCCGACATCGTCTTCCTTCATTTCGGTGTAAACACCGATGGGTTCATCCATGCGGTGCTGCCAGAGCAGCGCAGGTAACGCTTTTCTGTCACTCCACGCCCGCAGGGAAGCAGCAAATGCCCCGGACATCACCACATCATCGTGGCTGTCCTTTACACCAAAGACGGAGCCATACCCTTCAAACTCACCGGAGTCACTGACAGATTTCAGACTCAGCGGTACATCAAGGCGTTGTTTCGTCTGCATTGGCGTTATCCTTCTGCTTACCGGCTTTACTGCCATCGGAGGGTTTCGTGGTCATGTTCATAGGTGTGAGATAGACATCACCACCGGGACGCGGATTCATATCTTCCAGGTCGCGGCAGTCATTGGGAGAGTAAATTCCCCAGTTGATCCCGGTGGCGTAGGCTTCAAAACGGGACTTCATATCCCCGCGCAGTAACGCCCCGGCGTTAAATTTGGCGTAATAAACGCCCTGCTTACTTTTTCGTACCAGTCCGGTGTTGATCCGCTGTTCGATGCGGGTCAGATACGGCACCAGTGAATAGTTGATAAATCCCAGCCCCAGCTCTTCGATATTGTTGAAGGTGGCGCGATCGGTGTTCTGCACCATGTGCAATGGCACACGGAACAGACGACAGATTTCTTCAAGCTGAAACTTGCGGGTTTCCAGGAACTGGCTGTCCTCGGCGTTCAGTGCCATCGACTTCCAGTCCAGCCCCATCTCAAGGATCATCGGGCGGTGAGCATTGCCAAGCCCGGTGTGACGCTCCTCAAAATCTTTCTTCAGGCGCTCATAAGCCTGATCTGACAGCGTCTGCTCTGTACGCAACACACCCGACGTCACCGCGCCATTGCTGAACAGTCTGGCCCCGTGCTCTTCGGTCGCTGCCGCCAGCGATATTGCCTCGCGGGCATAGGCGATGGGATTCAGCCCCACCAGTCCGTCCAGCGTCAGCGTGCGCACATGCCAGATATCCTCCTGGCTCAGTACATCCGTGGAGCCATCCGGGAATGTGACCTGATAGACCGGCTCCCAGCTACTGTTAAGCTTCGGTACCACACAGCCGGGATCGACGGGCAGCAGTTCAGCCACTTCGCCAAATGCTTTCACTTTGTAGGCGTAAAAGTTTCCCCGCAGGCACAGACAGGTGACCACCAGCTCCCAGAACTCCTGCGGCGTCATATAGCCATTGGGATGCGTGGAGATCAGCTTATGCAGACGTTCGCCAGCGGCTCTCTGCTTCAGACTGCCGTTCAGGTGATACAGGTTGCAGGGCAACATCCCGACCGACTCCGCCAGCACCCTGACACAGGAAAAAACCGCCGTCAGTCGCATGGCCCGCTGGCTGCTGATCTGCTTTCCGGTATAGGTGTCGTAGGACAACCCGATAGCATCCGCCAGCTCTGCTGGCGTGGTCACCGGTGCGTCACTTTTTCGTTGAAATAATCCCGAAAAGAACACTATTTACCTCCGCCGACAGACGACTGTGTACGGTCGAGATATCGCGCCACCAGCCACGACCAGAACAGACACAACGCCCCGGCAACAACAAACCCCGCCGGGGGATAAATCAGCCAGGCACCATACGCCAGCAAAAGCGCACCCAGCACGCCCACCAGAGGCGCGAGAATCAGCATGATCATAATTACCTCAGTTAAAGCGAGCGGATCCCGTAGGACTCAATGTGGTCGGACAGCGTGTCTTCTTTCTCATACAGCATGGCTCTGCCAACCGCCATAATCAGCGCAACTGCACCATCGATTTTGTTTTCCGCCTGCTCTTTGACGGGCTTCACCACATCATCGTTACCCGGAATGGTTTTGCCGATCACGTTGCCGATACACCAGGTCATGATGGGATTGCCATCATGATGAAAGCGCCCCGATTCAATTGCCGCTTCCAGCTCTTTCATCGGGTCGGACATGTTGGTGTAGTTCTGAATGATGGTGATGGGATTCAGGTCTTCATCAGCAAGGTCATGTGACAGCCCGGTCGCCCCGAAGGGGTCGATGGGTGACTCGCTGACCGGGCTGATTTTGTTCGCCGCTTTGGCCTCTTCGAGGATGTAGCGATAATCCACCTCTGCACCATCGGTAACGGTCAGGACGCCCATTTCCACCCATTTCTGAAAGCGTTCGGCTGTCCGGCGATCTTCATTTTTCTCGACGCTGTACACCGTGTCATACGGTACCCAGAAACGCGGGGCCACACTGTAGTAATGCGTTTTACCGTCAATCTCGCGGGTATAAAGTCGCGCCATGCTGTTCATATCCAGTTTACGCGCCAGGTCAAAGGCCAGAATGCACGGCTGCCCCTCGAATTGCTCAAGAGTCAGTGATTTATCCTCGCAGCTCTGCCAGCTCACCAGGTTGAAATACGCCGAACGCGCCGACACCCAGATATTGAGGTGTTTTGTTTTAAAGACGTTTGCCAGACGGGCGTTATTTTTCGCACGCTGCTGCTGACTTAACAAAAATTCGCGATAAACCGACACGCCAATATTCGGGTTAGCTTTTTCCAGCACCTGCGGGTCGGTCCAGTCATCGCCTTCGTCAACGGTATAGATGATCCCGAACAATTCATCGTTGGGTACCGAACCGTTGAGCATCTCGATAACTTCCCGCCGCTTGTCGTAGCACGGCCCCTCAATGTTGTACCCGGCGGTGGTGATGGCCCACATCAGTGGCTGACGTCGCGCGCCCATCCCGGTAAGCATCGTGGTATAAAGCGCATCGGTGGCGTGCTCGTGATATTCATCCACCACGGCACAGTGGGGTGATGAACCATCACCGGGGTTACCGATCAGCGGTTCAAACCGCGCGCCATCCTCCGGACGGTTCATGTTTGAGGCGTTAACCTCAATCCCGAACGCTTCCGTCAGCATGGGTGTGCGTTTACACATCAGTCGCGCCGGGCGAAAGACTTCCCACGCCTGTTTCTCTGTCGTGGCACCGGAATACACTTCCGCGCCAAACTCGTTATCACAGGCAAAACAATACAGGGCAACACCGGCAGAGATTGCTGATTTGCCGTTCTTACGGGGGATTTCGGTATACACCTCCCTGAAGCGGCGCAGCCGGGAGCCTTTATTGACCCAGCCAAACGCACAGCAGATCACAAAGAGCTGCCACGGTTCCAGCGTGATGGGCATCCTCTTGAATGCCCACTCCCCCTTGGTGTGTGGCAACAGCTGAATAAATTTCGCGGCCCGTTCAGCCAGGTCCTTGTCGAAGCGGTAACGAAACGACTTACTTTTTTCCGCCATCAGGTCATCAAGATGGCGCTGGCAGGCCTGAATCACAAACTGGCAGGCCACAATCTTTCCGCGCACGACATCACGGGCATACTGATTGGCAGCATTTACGTTGGGGTAAGATTTCCGGCTCATGATTCGATGATTTTCAGAAACGGGTTAGTGGCTTTCTTCTGCCCCGCCAGGCCAATCAGACGCTGGCGGCTGCTGGGGTCGAGTCCGAGCATTGCCCCCGTGCTGCTCATCTCGGACTCCTGTTCTTTCTTGGCGGTCAGCTCCGGATTTTTGACCATACCGCCCATTGCACCGGTGATGGTGTTGCCCTGTCTGGCAATATTTTTCACGGCACGTCGCCAGAACTCATAGGCCACGCACCACCGCTCAAGTACCGCCAGGTCAGTCACGCACAGCAGGCCCTGACCGCAGAGTTCTTTGGTTGTCAGTTGCCACATGATCGTGGCGAGAGGGAGATCCTCTTCAGCGAACCACTCCGGTGGCTCAACACCTTTGATGGGCGTAAAAACAGGTTCATCTTTGTTCAGGGCTCGCTTGCCGGGGTTTCCGGCCAGCGCCTTGCGCGCCGTTGGCTTGGGGCGACGCCCGGAACGCCCCGCCGTTCCAGCCATATGCGGCACTCCTGGTTAAATTTCATTTTTCGCGGGTATAAAAAAACGATGGGGCGGGCAGTCCGGAAGACGTCAGCCCGCAGAGATTTGACCCGCCCCTCCCCTCAGACAGTTGAGAATTATTATCACTTAAGCCGTTCACGGGCCGTCTTCGCCTTATGACACGGCCAGCACAGACTCTGCAGATTACAGTCGGCATCAGTGCCGCCATGCGCTTTAGGGATGATGTGGTCAACAGTTTTCGCCTCACGCACCACACCAGCGCGCAGACATAACTGACACAGGCCTTTGTCACGCTTCAGGACACGCGCGCGGATACTGTCCCACTTCGAACCGTAGCCGCGCTGATGACGGGATTGTCCTGGTTTGTATTGCTTCCAGCCTTCGCTTTTGTGGCTTTCGCAGTAGCCTGACGGGTCTGTGGTTGTAGAGCGGCAGCCGCGAACACGGCAGGCTTTTGGGGTTCGAGGGGGCATTATTAATGTCCTAAATAGTTTCCTCTCTAAAAACTAATTTGTGTTAGGGAAATCATTAAATGAAATGAACCTTTTAGTACCCACTGTAAAATTCACTTCATTAATATTTAACCAAATACAATGAATGTTCCAAAAGATGCTAATGATATATTTATCAGAGAATCCATACGAGCCTTAATTTCTGGCGTATCCTCGACCTCAGTACGCCATTGATTGACTGCCTCAATCATATCTCGACAAAACACATCTATTTGCAACTGAAGTTTGCCATTTAAGTGATTTAAATGCACTTGGCAATTTGGCCTAGGTGGTGGTGTAAAATTAAACTGCATCATTCTTTTCCTGTTCTCTGGATCCTGTCCAGCATGTAAACAAGAACAACGATACAGCCAAAAATCATCCGCATAAAATCGACACTGTTCATGTGTACCGGATGTATATTTATTTTCAAGATAACGAGAAACCCAATCTTTATACCATTTCCCTGTTTCACCCTTACCTATTTTGGGACGTTCAACGCTCCTGCAAATATCAGGCATAGCAAGAGCCATAAACAATGCCGCTAACCAATTCTCACTTTCAATTGAAGATTCAATTGATTTTATAAACCTTTCCATAACTCACCTTTATATTATTTGATGATTATATTTATAGCACAGTTACAATCATTTTCCGGAAAATATTTATTCATTTTGATATCCTATTTTTAGAATATCCTTTTTATCTCTATTGCATTGCGCTAATGCAGATAACAAACTCGCATTCAGTTCCAGGCTAGCACCATATGTCAGTGGACTAGGTACAACTGGAATCGGTGTTTCAGAAGTCAGGCTGGCTGGCAGTGGTACCGCCGGAGTGTTCACGTAAACTGTCCGCGTACTTCCGCAACCGGTCAGCAGCGGCAGCAGGCACAGGACGTGAAGCACAATCATCATCCGCAACAGCCACTTTGATATCTTCCTGGGTTCTCTGTGACTCCAGTGCGATCTGCTGTTTTGCATGCTGGTTAGCCTCCAGAACTGTATTGACGATTTGTAGTGATTGCAGGACGTTATTGGTAATGGCTGTTGCTGATTCAGCATTTCGTACAGCCTCATCAGCACGTTTCTTTTCGTGCTGATATTTGCTGTAGTAGTGGTTGGCAGACCAGATGAAAGAACCGATGACAGTAAAGAAGAATGCAGAGATAGCCAGCTTATAGCTCAACTTCATTTACCACCCCACCAGCCTCTTTAAACCGGGAAATCAGGTCACCGATTTTATGTTCATACTGACCGTAACCTGCACCAGGTAACGACGCCCAGATATTGCTGCAACGATCGATAGCCTGACGAATATCGCCGCGATCAATCATCGGTAAAGCGCCACGCTCTTTAATCTGCTGTAATGCAACAGCATCCTGGCTTTTAGGAGAGAAGTCTGTCAGCCCTAACTGCTTGCGGTAAGCATCCCACCAGCGCGAAAGAAGTTGATAACGGCCTGCAGCTGTTGATTTGAGTTTCGGGTTTAGCGTGACAAGCTTGCGAGGGTGATCGGAGTAATCAGTGAAGAGTTCTCCACCGACAATAACATCATAACCGTGGTTACGTGTCGGTTGTCGCCCGTTATCCGTTCCTTCTGACCAAGCCACCATATCAAGGAAAGCTTTACGCTGGGAATTTAGTACCTGCATAAATTACTCCTTAGAGCCACCAAATTTGTTACCGATTACTCGCATTGCAGCCCCACGAATAGCATCGACACCGATCAGCCCCACCCCACCACCAATGGCAACAGATAGTGATTTAGGCCATCCGACATACTCAAGAGCGGATGCAAAAGTCAGCGTCAGAGCGCCACAGAGTAGAATTTCGAGTGTTTTTCGCTTCCAGCCGCCACCACCGCCAAAATAGGCGATACGTAAACCAGCCATAACAATCGACATAATCACTGCGCCCAGCGGTGTGTCTCCACGCCACCAGCTCTGGACCAACTCCAGCCAGGTATTTGGGTTATGAGGCATTTGTAGTTATCTCTCACCTCGCAATACAGGAGGTGCAAATTGAGGGAACATCATGTACCGCAAATCAGAAGCGGAAACGTAAAAGAAGTCGAGCCAATGGCTAAGTACCAGATAGACCAAGCCCAACGAATACCAAGGCCTAGAAATGACAAAACCCGCTCGACGGCGGGTTTAAGTTGTGTGGCGAAGTAACCACTCTTAACACGATACAATAGTTTTTGCGTACGCGTTAGTTTTTTTTTACAATAAGGACACACAGCGAATAAGGGAAAACTATGAACTTTTCTAATACCAAAAAAAACAATTTAACAAAGAAATGTCAAGTTAGGGCTTTTAATGTGAACCTTGACGGGAAGGGTAATTTATTTCAGCAAATATCAACAAATAATAAATTTGTACAGGGTTCCATAATCCAGTTATCAACTAACAGGCATTTAAAATTAAAAGAATTTAGCACTAAAGGTAATATCCATTACTTACATTTTTCTTTATACAATCCGAAAGAAGAAGTGTCGATCACCCCAAATAAACCTAACACTAAAGATTTGTTAGATGTTGAAAATTTTGACAATTTACATGCCTTCTTTATGGTTAAGGATAATCAAATTGCTTCACTCCTTCAAATATCCACTAACTGGAGTGAAGTCAAAATAGCAAAAATCTTCAAATGCTATGGCATAGATATTATACCGTCAGCTATCTTAAAGAAAAATGTAATCCAAAAAGTCAAAGATGATGGTTTGCGCGCTGTACATGTGAATTTCAACGTGCATGAATCAGATTTTGTTAACAAGCCTAGTTTCTTATCTGTGTTTGTAAAAAAAGAGCCAAAATTAAAACAAACAGGAATAAGTGGCCATTTTACTATCGATGCCAGAGGAAACCCTGCCGTTGCTGCATCAATTGAAAACAATCCGACGCCTTGGATATCTGATTTAAACAGTGACTTTTACTTTGAAACTAAAAAAGGAGAGAAAATCACTAGCGATGACATGAAACTTACAAAGATTTACTACACGTTACCATACGGCTCGCAAACAATTTCCAGCAAATATGCTCATGAAATTTTAGAGCATTTTGTCACAAATGAGTTATAATATACTTAAAAACGGGGAGGCCATATGTTTAAAGATTATAACTGGACGGGAATTATAATTACCACAGGAAACTTCCTAGCCTCCTTCTTTTTCTCAAAATATCTCACAAACAGCTTAACAAATAACAATGACGCATTAAATCTTGTTGCAAATGTTTTCTCAATCCTATCCGGTTTTTTATTGCTAGTCATTACTATGTCTGGTGAGAACTCCTCAATTTCGAAATCACTTAATGCATTAGACAAAGCCAACCAGAGCACTCGATTTTATATGCGCTTTGTAAAAAGCTATACTCTATTCTTGATGTATATAATTACACTTGCATTAATATTTGTATTTTATCTTTTATCCAAGGATAAAACACATTCAGGTATTTATTTTGAATATACAAAAACCACTATTGCATATTCAATCTCATTTTTAACATGTTTCTCATTCATACAATCAACTTTCATTCCATTGAAAATAAAGGAATTGTTTGAAGAGAAGAAAAACATGAATACTTAATTAGAAGCCGCTGAAGCGGCTTCTGCAATCACCAAAACAAAATTGATATGCATCCCTCAACAAATCCCATTGCAGTTTGCAGCTCCTTCCTAATTGTGCCATCCGAGCATCTGCGTTTCTTCGCGATAGAACGCAGTGAGATACCTATAACAAAGTGAGCAATGATCAGTTCATATTCTTCTGGTTTATATTTACGCAACCGCACCACACAACCGTCTATCATGATCCCTTCATCATCATCACACTGGAGGCGTGACTTTTTACCGTGTGGTAAAAGCCCCTTGAAGCCTGCCGCGATCGGCTGCCAGTCCACTCCGCTGTTATCTGCTGCTGCCCATGCTCCCCAGCGGTCCAAAACCTCGTACATATCACGCATCAAATCTCTCCACAAAATCAGGCCAGCACACCAATTGCCAGCGCGCGATCGATAAATCGAAAAATTAGCTCCAGTTGGGAACCATACTTCTCTTCAAATGCCACAGTGTCCGCATGCAACTCGTCGTGATGCTTTCTGCACAAAGGCAATACAAAGAGGTCATGCGCTTTTGTACCCATTCCACCCTGACAGTGGCCTATCAAGTGGTGGGGATCATCAGCAGGCTTTCCACAACATGCACACGGCTGTGTCTTAACCCAGCGCGTGTACTTTTCATTAACCCAGCGGCGACGTTTTGGGCGTAACATAAAAGACTCCGGCGACTCCGGATCCACTTTCAGCGCCAGCACCTTTTTCGCCTTATCCTGGATGATGCTGGTGGCAGGAACCGAAGGCACAAGGTCACTTTCCCGGGTAACAGACGGCACAACAGGCTTCGGTAATCTCAGTGCCTTACGGGCTGCACTTTCCGGTAAGGCATCCGCCAGATCATTACGAATCAGCCACCAGCACAGTTCCGGCATTGTCACAACGTGACTGTCATCAAAACCGAGATCCCGACGCACAACAGACAACACCCAGCGGGCACAGTTATCCGTTGCCATTGATTCCAGCCGTTCCGTGAACTGATCGCGCAGCTGGTTATCGCAGTGCCAGCACAGACGAATTGCTCCCGGCGCGTGTCGCATTGTGGTCATGTTCTCGCTGTGCCAGTTGGAATGAGGCCACTGACAGCCCTTTTCACGAAGTAACCAGCTTTCAAGACATTCCACGCCACCAGCACGACGGATCACTGCCTCATTGCGGAACACGGCGCGAACGGCAGGATCATCCGCCAGCGGTTGTGATGCCGCCGGAACGGCACCACTGGCGAAAGATGAATAACGTTCTGGCTCAGGCTCCAGCAGGACACGCCCCTGCATAAACAGGGGCATCAGCTCTGAACCTGGCCTGAACAATACGATCCCCATACGCGGGGCAATTTCAGGGGTCAGTAATGCTCTCACGGTCACCTCAATGAACGGTATCGAGCAGCTTTAACAGCTCAGGGAATCGGGATTCGAAGAAATGCGGCTGCGTCTCGCGCGGATTTGCGGGACTGGTGATGTTCTTGCCGAACATGCAGCCTTTCGCTGTCAGCGACCAGAATTTTTTGATGTTGTTAATCGCGGTACGGCTGTATCGTTCGCGTTGTTCAACGATCCCCAGCTTCGCCATCTGGTGATATGCCTGATTAGCCGTCAGGCGGATACCATACTGTTTCAGCAGTGCACTCAGCGACAGCGTGGGGCGACTTGAGCCATCAGGCGCGTCAGCAGGAGCATCAATGGCATAGCGCGGTGCCAGATTCGGTAAGCCAACAGCCTCCTGAAGCTTCTGACAGGCTCCAAGCACTGAAGAGTTAGACAGGTTTAATTCCCGGCGCATAAAGTCCAGCAGAATCACACCAGCCTGCATCTTGTCAGCAGCCTGTCCGGATAATTTTTCCGGTGCACTGGTTACCATGTCGAAAGTACGGATCACCTTCAGATGGAATGACGGGCTGATCCACATTGCATAGGCATACACCAGTTCTTTGCAGACATACGTTCCCCGTTCATTTCCCCCATGAATCACACTCACCGGGTCAACACCCAAATTCTGGGTGTTGGTCAATTCATGAACAAGCTCAACAGTTTGTTGGCTGGAAAGAAACTTTCCTGGCTCCTTGGTTCTGGCATTTGCACCAGATGCTACTGCTGCGCGATGCAGATCGTTCAGGCTGTAACGCCCATAAGCATCACGACGAACTTCAATACCATCAATGACCATCAGATTATTCATACTTCGTTTCTCCTCTTAATCAGGCGGCTGCACCCGCCGGTTTCTCATACTTACTGATAGTGATCTCGACCTTCCCTTTCGGGATAACCGGTCCCCACTCCACCAGCATTCTTTTCACCTGTCTGTCGTCTTCCCACACACCCGCGTGGGTCAGGGCGTCAAACAGAGCCTTGTTATAGTTGTCCAGATCGCGGATCCGGTTATCCGGAGGAAACAACACGATCTCCACTGAAGCAGGTGCCGACGTTGTTTTCGGCAGACGACGTAACTGCTCAACTATTGCTGCGCACGCCGCGCTCTGAAATTTTCGCCCCGCCTCGCTTATCAGGCTCTTACCAGCAAATGCCCCTTTGTTGGGGTGTCGCCAGTACGTGTTCACACTGGGCGGGAAAGGAAGGATCAACTTCATACTTTCAGGCCCCTCTCATGTAACCAGTGGGCTGCACGCAACCTAGCGTTCTCCTCACCGGCAAGCAGTGCGCGGATGATACCGACCGCTTCGCTGTCGTCGTCCTTCACTGCGGTATGAAGCGTGATCCCCCGGGCCACGCCACGCTTTATCGTGATGACGCCTTTTTTCTCCAGTGCGCGAAGATGCTCCACCGCTGCATTCACTGAACGGTATCCCAGCATGGTTGCCACCTCCTGATTGGTTGGCGGGAAGCCACGTTCTTTCTGGTAAGAAATCAGCATATCCAGCACCTGCTGCTGGCATTGAGTTAACGTCGTCATGCCGCCATCTCCCTGACCAGTTTTTCCGCCTGCTGGCGAACCTGCGCCAGAAAGGCCTCACCACATGCCTCAAGTTCATCGCGCCCGATGTAGCTGATTGCCGGTCCCTTCCAGGTCTTGTCGAAAACAGCAATAGCACCAGCGAAGAAAGCGCCTGTCGGCACCTGCTTCTCATCCTTCGGGATAAACCAGGCAGGCAGTTCAAAACCAATACGCCCGCGAATAAAAGCAATATGGTCTGCATCTTCCGGCCACCAAACTTCGCTGGTGGCAGCTTTGATCAGGAAAACATAGCGCCCGCCCTTATCACGCATGGCACTGGCATGCTTCATGATGTAACGCATGCCGGTGATGTATTGCCCCTCATGCTGACTGGCGCGGCTGTATGGGGGATTACCAAAGGCAGCACCTTTAAGCTCCGCAAGACGTTCAGACCAGTCATGCGCCAGCGCGTTGTCTTCCGCCGTGTAATACGCAGCACATTTGGCGTTATCACCGTCAGTGAACAGATCCAGAACAAACGGGCCAAACAGGGTGTTAATTCCCCAGAAAATGTTGTCCGGCGTGCGCCACTGATCGCCCACGTCCTTCAGTTCATGGGCTGGTTTGTTCCGCAGTTCCACCAGCGCCTGGCAATATTTATTACTCATTAAGCCCCCACGTAATTCCCTGACAGATACCACTCTTCACCCGATGCAGCGCGCTTGCTGCTTTTCCGTAAGCACCGCTCACGACGCGCCAGAAAATTGTTTCGTTCTGGCTGGGAGTGGCTTTCACGGAATGCCGCCATCCACACGGTTGCAGCACGACGGTATAAGCCTCTTGACTCCAGTTCTTCAGCCTGGCGGGTCAGGCACAAAATCACCCGGGGATCGTTAGTGCCGACATAGAAATTGCGCACAGGTCTGGTTTCACGAACTGGTTGTGGTTCCGGCTCCTGCGCTCTCTCAGTCAGGCGCGGGAAATGTCTGCGTGTATCCTCTTCACAACGGTGAGCCACACGCCCACTCTGACGTAACTTGCTTGCTGACTGCAGAACTCGCTGCCGTGAGTAACCTGCAAAAGCATCCGCAATGTCTCCGGAAGTACACCCCGGATGGGCTTCAATGAATTTCTGAACGTCATTCAAAAGGCTCATGATCACCCCCTGAATCCTGCCGGGATCTGGCTGTAGTCCACATTGTCGTAACTGGCTTTGAAGTACGGGTCTTCGCGTTTTTCTGTGTACGTGCTGACGGACGGCGATAAGCGCAGGGAAAGTTCATCCCATTTTTCCCGCAGCTTCGACGGGCTGAGCACGTTACGGCACCAGAACGGGTCGCGGCTGACACGGTTGTACATCTCGCAGATTTGTTTGTGGGTACGACCGTCCTGTACACACATCAGGCGAATTTCATTTGCCCAGGCTGTCCAGTTCGGTTCTTTCGGACGTACCACCTCGCCGTCACATTCGGCGGCCTGCTCGTACAGGGCGATGATTTTTTTCCAAAGCCACTGTGCGCAGGTCAAATCATCCTGCGTCCCCCACTGGCGCTTTTTAGGGCTGAATACAACCGCATCAGGATGGCGAGTTAAAAAATCCTGTTCAGCCGTCTGCGTGTCCGGTTGCGAAGCGTCCGGACGAGAAGGTTTTTTATCTGACGGATCATGTTTTGATTTTACTGACGGATCCCCGCCAGATTCTGACGGGTGAAAACCCGCTTTTTTGCCAGATTTCGACGCATCAAATTTTGACGGGTCAGATTTTGATGCGTCAGATTTTGATGCGTCAGATTTTGACGGGTCAGAATCTGACAGTTGAGAAAATGCCGCTGCCTGAAGCTTCGCAACGTTAAGCTGATAAACATTCGACGCATTGCGGTTACCCTGGCGACGCGCCTTACGCGTTAACCAGCCTTCTGCTTCCAGCCGTGCGATAGCCGTCCTGACGGTACTCATCCCCGCGCCAATCTGACGGGCAATAGTTTCAATTGATGGCCAGCACACACCTTCGTCATTACTGAAATCAGCCAGGCGGGCCATAATTGCCACGCTGGATAATTTCATGCCTGATGCAGCGCAACCATCCCATACATAGCCGGTTAATTTAGTGCTCATGACCGACCTCTATTTCCCTGAATTTACGACGAAACTGTTCGAGCGGGCTGAAGCACTCATGCTCATAGCCTTCACGGAGGTAGATAACCCGTTGTGTTTCCGGCTCCCAACGAATGACTCTGACGGGTACTCCGTAGTGATCTTTGAACCAGCGGTTAACTTGTCGCAAAGGACTGTCTCCTTTTGCCGGTTAAAATCACCCACAGCCCACTCTGCAAAGCTGTGGGTTACAATTACCCTGCCACCTGGTACATTTACTGCATAGCAATACTCCACCTTCGCTTTTCCACCCGGTACAGGAAGCGCAATCAGTTGCGAGCGACGGTAGTGTGTTGTTAAACTGTTCATGCGTTAGTTTCTCCACAGTCACGACACGCCACGGCGCCCGGAGCTGCACACTCGCGGGCGTCATTACTTTCTGAAATGCAAAAAATTTTGTAGACCAGTGCTGCATGCTCCTGCAGCTTCGAAATTGAGAGGTACAGCTCGTCGTTAATTGCTGTCTTCTCATGCGGTTCCACTACACCGTCTTCAATTGCTGAACGAATCTGTTTTGAATAACTGCCGATCTGTTCAATGACCTCCAGCAGGCGTTGGTTGATATCGGCGTTGTCCACATCCTCGACATCAGGAAGAGACACAAAGACGCCATTTGCAGACTGCGCCACAGCGTCAGCAATGAAGTGAGTTCCACCAGCACGTTGCAAAATCATTGCCCATCCCAGCGGGAAAATCTGATCGCCATCGGCACGAAGGCGGTTAAATAATGCGTTCTCTGTTACATCCAGCCAGTCAGCAGCTTCAGCGTACCCCCCCGGCAACGCTGCGATAGTTTTTCTGACAGCTTTCACGTACCACTCAGGCTGTTTTTCTACTTTCCAGTGATGCTTACCCACGGTTCACCTCCTGTTCCTGTGGTTTAAACCCATTCTGGTTTTGGCTAGATTGAAAACGTGCCGGATAAAGAATCTGCATTTCGCTGACTTCACCCTTAAAAAAATTGGCTAAACGTTCTGCAAGCTCGATAGATGGAATCTGCTCCAGCCTCTCAATACGACTCAACGTCGCTGGATTGACTTGAACACCCGCAGCAACATGCTGCAAAGTGAAACCATGCGCCTTACGCACATTTCGTAATGGTGATTGCATACGCCCTCCAAATATTGCGCGTTATGCATGTTATTTCACGCAATTATTTTGCGCAAGTTGATTTGCTTATCACGCAATAAAGAAATGTAATAAACGCATGAACATAGGAAACCGAGTCAGACAACTTCGCCAAGCGAAGAACATGAAAATCGCCGATCTCGCTGAAGCGATAGGAGTAGATGCGGCGAACATCTCGCGCTTAGAAACGGGTAAGCAAAAACAATTTACCGAACAAACACTGAGTAATATTGCCAAGAGCTTAGGTGTTGATATTGCTGATCTCTTTACCTCTGCCCACAAAAGTAATACTGTATATAAAAACAGTAATAATGAGGATGTTGCGCAGGTGAAGGATGTGTTCCGTATTGAAATGCTGGATATCAGTGCCAGTGCGGGAAATGGCCTTATCCAGGGCGGTGATGTCATTGATGTGATTCATGCCATCGAATACAGAACTGATAATGCTGTATCAATGTTCGGCGGACGACCAGCCAATCACATCAAAGTTATCAACGTTCGTGGGGACAGTATGTGTCCAACCATTGAGCCAGGAGATCTCATCTTCGTTGATGTCAGCATCAATCAGTTTGATGGTGATGGTATATATGTCTTTGGTTTTGATGACAAAATATACGTTAAAAGACTTCAAATGATTCCTGACAAACTGCTGGTGATTTCTGATAACCAGATTTACCGTGAATGGGGAATTACTAGCGAAAACGAACACCGATTCATGGTCTTTGGAAAGGTCTTAATCAGTCAGTCGCAAACCCTTAAGAGACATAATTAACCTCAATATCCCATCCATCGGCCACCGAAAGGTGGCTTTTTATTACCCATAAATTTGCATATCTCGCAAATATCACTTGCATATCTCGCAATTTAATTTTATCTTTTGTTCCAGACCAACTACAGGATTACAACAAAATCTGGTTGCAACACGGTGCATGTGTCGTAAGCAGTCAGTAAATGTCAAAAACGAACAGGCAGGACGCCCACGAAGTAGCCGCCTGGGGCATATGAAGTCCAGGATGATTCGTTAGCAACAAAAAAGCGCCCTACAGGACGCTTAGCTCTTTAACAATCTGGTCCCCTTCAACAAGTAACTGATAACTTGAGGAGGTGTGAAATGCACAAAACAGAACCCAAAATCGTCGCGCCTGGCTACACAGATGAGGAAATTTATGAGTGGATGACAAAGAAGCTGGCAGCTATAAACCAGCTTCGTGAAGTGCTGTCTTATCGACAGGAAACAATAGACTCCTTAAAAAAACTGGATCAGGAAATCACGGTTTTATCACAGGATGTTACTTTAGATATTGTGCAGACAAATTAGGATCCCATTCATTTTCGTCAAAATCATCAAAGTGATGAATTTGTGATCTCCAGTCTCGATAATCTAAAAATTTCTGGGCGGTTACGCTTATTTTATCAAGCGTGAGTTCATCCTGAATTGAAAGAAGAAGTTCATCAAATTTCATCTCATTAATCTGCTTTGGCATCCAGTGATGCTTCATCAGAATAAGGTGAACCAGAGCCTTTTTCCCATTCAACTGATTATAGGGAGTGCCGAATTTCTTCCGGTGCTCATGTAAGACAAGGTCCAGAAGAGTAAGTAATGTTGCCCTTGATTCAACTTTGCTTATTTCGACTGATGACACTACCCCACTGATTTCAATGCCCCGATACTTTCCAACATTTTCACAGTGGGATTTGTACAACGTGTAGATATTACCGGACATTTCTTTTCCTTTTGCGTTGTTGGGGATAACCAGATTAACCGAATCCTTGTTGTTGGGGAATAACCAGGTCCACCTCGCCTGATGTGGCTAAAAGCAGGCACATAACAGCTAAGTATTTTTAACCAGAGAGAATCCTTAGCGTTGTGGTGAATGCGGCTCAGCGCACGCGGGTTAAGGTTGAGGCTGACAGTCGACCTTCTGTGGATACCCACCCGTCTGGTGTGCAACCTTCGCCAGGCACCGGGAGGCACCCGGCACCACAACTTTATGCTGTGTGTAGTCCCGGCGGTACCAGTTTGTACCCTTGCTTCCGGCTGGTACCGTCCTTTTTACAAAACAGAGAAGAGCATCACCGGACGACGGGCTCATAACCCAATCCATCCGGGCGGCTGCCACCGCAGGTGTTCTTCTCTGTTTTGTGGAGAAACTAATCGGCCTTGCAGGGTCGATATGATGAGGAGCAGCAAAATGGCTAGCGAACGCAGTACTGATGTGCAGGCATTTATCGGGGAGCTGGACGGCGGCGTATTTGAAACCAAAATCGGCGCAGTTCTCAGTGAAGTCGCTTCCGGTGTGATGAACACGAAAACCAAAGGTAAGGTCTCACTCAACCTGGAAATCGAACCATTTGATGAGAACCGTGTGAAAATCAAACACAAACTCTCATATGTTCGCCCGACTAACCGCGGGAAAATTTCCGAAGAAGACACCACCGAAACGCCGATGTATGTCAATCGCGGTGGTCGCCTGACTATTCTGCAGGAAGACCAGGGACAGTTACTGACTCTTGCCGGTGAACCTGACGGAAAACTCCGCGCAGCAGGTCGTTAATATCGTTTTTAATTAACTGATTATTTATCTCATCACTGAATATCTTTATATAGTGAGGACTTATTATGTCTCAGAACTTAGACGCAACCGCAATTAATCAAATCCATGCCCTTATTTCTGCTCAGGGTGTTAATGAAATTATCAGTAAGATTGGTGCCGATGCTGTGGCATTGCCTGAGAATTTCCGCATTCATGATCTGGAAAAATTTAATTTAAATCGCTTCCGTTTCCGTGGTGCGCTTTCCACTGCCAGCATCGATGACTTTACCCGTTATTCTAAAGATCTTGCAGATGAAGGCACCCGCTGCTTTATCGATGCTGATAATATGCGTGCCGTCAGTGTGCTTAACCTGGGTACTATTGATGAACCAGGTCACGCAGATAACACCGCCACACTCAAACTGAAAAAGACAGCACCGTTCTCTGCTCTGTTGTCTGTTAACGGCGAGCGTAACTCCCAGAAGTCACTGGCAGAATGGATTGAAGACTGGGCCGACTATCTTGTGGGTTTTGATGCTAATGGTGACGCTATTCAGGCAACAAAAGCAGCTGCGGCTGTCCGTAAAATCACGATTGAAGCAAACCAGACCGCTGATTTTGAAGATAATGACTTCAGCGGCAAACGCTCCCTGATGGAGTCTGTCGAAGCGAAGACCAAAGACATTATGCCAGTGGCATTTGAATTTAAATGCGTTCCGTTTGAAGGTCTGAAAGAACGTCCGTTTAAATTACGCCTCAGTATTATCACTGGCGATCGTCCTGTACTGGTTCTGCGCATTATTCAGCTGGAGGCGGTGCAGGAAGAAATGGCTAACGAATTTCGTGATCTGCTTGTTGAGAAATTCAAGGACAGCAAAGTAGAAACCTTTATTGGTACTTTCACCGCCTGATTTCATTACTGCAAATGCCCCTGCGGGGGCATTTATGGAAACGTAATTTACTCAATAATCGCCGGATGGTGAGGGATTCTTTTTACCAGAATTCAGCGCGGTGCAGCGCATATACGTGGAGAACAAAATGTCATTTATTAAAACTTTTTCCGGGAAGCATTTTTATTATGACAGGATAAATAAAGACGACATCGATATTAACGATATCGCGGTTTCCCTTTCAAATATCTGTCGCTTTGCCGGTCATCTTTCGCACTTCTACAGCGTCGCCCAACATGCGGTTCTTTGCAGCCAGTTGGTGCCGCAGGAATTTGCTTTTGAAGCGTTAATGCATGATGCAACAGAAGCGTATTGCCAGGACATTCCCGCACCACTGAAACGCCTTCTTCCTGACTATAAACAAATGGAAGAAAAAATAGACGCCGTAATCCGTGAGAAATACGGGTTACCCCCAGTTATGAGTACGCCCGTGAAATATGCCGATCTCATCATGCTGGCAACCGAACGCCGCGATCTCGGGCTTGATGATGGCTCTTTCTGGCCTGTACTGGAAGGTATCCCGGCAACAGAGATGTTCAACGTGATTCCACTGGCACCGGGCCATGCCTACGGGATGTTTATGGAACGCTTTAACGAGTTATCGGAGTTACGCAAATGCGCATGAATGTTTTCGAAATGGAAGGGTTTCTTCGTGGGAGATGTGTACCGCGAGATCTGAAAGTAAATGAAACAGATGCTGAATACCTGGTGCGTAAATTCGATGAGCTTGAAGCTAAATGTGCAGCACAGGAAAACAAAGTAATACCAGTGTCAACTGAACTGCCACCAGCAAATGAAAGTGTTTTGTTATTCGATGCTAACGGAGAAGGCTGGCTAATTGGCTGGCGTTCTCTCTGGTACACCTGGGGACAAAAAGAAACCGGAGAATGGCAGTGGACATTTCAGGTCGGGGACCTTGAAAACGTCAATATCACTCACTGGGCAGTAATGCCAAAAGCACCGGAGGCTGGAGCATAATGACCACTTTTACCGACAAAGAACTGATTAAAGAAATTAAAGAGCGTATCAGCAGCCTTGACGTGCGAGACGATATTGAGCGCCGTGCTTATGAAATCGCACTCCTATCTCTGGAAGTAGAACCAGATGAACGCGAAGCTTATGAATTATTCATGGAAAAGCGTTTCGGTGACTTAGTAGATCGTCGGAGAGCAAAAAACGGCGATAACGAATACATGGCATGGGATATGACTCTCGGTTGGATCGTCTGGCAGCAACGAGCTGGTATCCATTTTTCAACAATGTCACAGCAAGAGGTGAAATAATGGAGCCATACAGCCTCACACTCGATGAGGCCTGTACATATCTGATAGAGCCGCTATATGGCGGTTTATTTTTGCCTGGAGAATTAAGATGACCGATACCAGCCTGATTCCTGAGAAAGAAGTGATGAACAAGCTCGGTGTTTCATCACGTCAGACAATCTGGAACTATACCAAACGGCACGGATTTCCGAAGCCAGTCAGAACCCACCCCAAATCATACCTTCGTGAAGCTGTTGAAGTGTGGATTCTTAACGGTGGCGTTAATCAGAAATGCTCCTGA